GAAGGTCTTTCATTGTAGGTGAAAGAGGACCAGAAGTGTTTACACCAAGTCGTTCTGGTATGGTTACGCCAAATCATGCACTTGGGGGTTCAACAAGCGTAAACGTAAACGTAGATGCCTCTGGATCTTCCGTAGAAGGAGATGGAACTCAAGCAGAGCAGTTAGGAGAAGCAATATCGCAGGCTATACAGGCAGAATTAATCCAACAAAAAAGACCTGGAGGTATATTATATAGCTAATGGCTAACCTACCTAACACAGCAGCAGGTACAGCTTTTGTACCAAAATATAACTTTAAAAAGTCAAACGCACCGAATACTCGTGTTGTTTCTTTTGGCGATGGATATGAACATCGAGTTTCTTTTGGGTTGAATCAAAATCCAAAAATATTTAATCTTACTTTTGAAGTTGACGATGACGCTAATCCAAGTAATAGTTCTGATGCAAAAACTTTAACTGATTTTTTAGATGAAAGAGCCGTTGATGGTGCGAATTTCACTTATACAGTTCCAGGTGAAAGTGCTATGAATTTTGTTTTAGAAGGTGGTTACAACAAAACTTTTACTTATAAAAATAGGTCAACAATACAAGTTACTTTTAGGCAAGTTTTTGAACCATAATGAGTGAGCTAAATAAAAATCTTCAATCAATAAATCCAAATCCGATTATTGAACTTTTTGAAATACAGTTAAAAACTGCTTTACATGGTGCGAATACAACTTATAGATTTCATAACAACACAAATATCACAACAGCACAGGGCAATATTACTTGGAACAGTAATACATATTATTCAGCACCAATACAGGCAAGTGGTTTTAAATATGAGACTAAACAAACTCCGAGGCCGACACTTACTATAAGTAACTTATCTTTACTAGCACCTGCTGTTCCTATCGGAATAATGTCATCTGTACTTGCAGACGTTAACAGTACAACTCCTGGAAATGATCTTGTTGGTGCTACTGTGACCAGAATAAGAACGCTTGCAAGGTTTCTACCTAACAGTAACTTTACAGGTAATAATCCTTACGGAACCCCTGATGAAACACAGGAATTTCCAAAAGAAATTTTTGAAATTGCTCGTAAATCTGCTGAAACAAGAGATCTTTGCACATTTGAATTAGCAGCTTCGATAGATCAATTTGGAGTAAAACTTCCTAAGCGACAATTTTTACCAGATGATTTTCCTGGAATTGGTGATTTTTTCAACTAATGTATTGGAAAGATAAAGTTGTAGAACACGCATTAAAAGAGAGTCCTAAAGAATGTTGTGGTTTATTGGTAAATATTAAAGGAAAACTTATTTACAAAGAATGTAAGAACTTAGCACATATTAAAACAGATCAATTTATATTAGATCCACATGATTATGCTGACATTGAGGACAAGTATGGGAATGAAGCTATAGAAGGTATAGTTCATTCTCACCCCAATTCAAGTCCTATAGCTAGTCCAGCAGATTTAGTGTGTGCAGCAAGAACAAATAAACATTGGTACATAGTAAATCCTCTAACAAATGAGTGGTATGATTTCTTTCCTAAAGAATACAAACAAAGTCTTATAGGTAGACCCTGGACTTGGGATCATACTAATTGCTGGCAGTTGGTAAGAGAATATTATAATGCTGAGTTAGGAATAAAATTAATGGATTTTCCAAAACCTGACACACCAGAAGAATTTTGCAAAAATCCTACATTTATTAATTGTTTTGAAGAAGCTGGATTTAAAGAAATAAATAAAGATGTACCTCTACAGAAATACGATTTATTATTTATGAATTTAACAGGAGAGGAATTAAATCATTGCGGAGTAATTTGTGATGATTTTGGAAATGAGCTTTTACATCACATGCAAGGTAGACTATCATGTAAGGAGACTTATACAAGTTGGTTTCGTAAAATTACAGGGAGGATAGTACGTTATGACAACTTGCCTTCGTAAGTTAAAACTATATGGTGATTTAGCAGAACATTTAGAAGTAAAAGAGATAGAAATAGATGTAGCGACTGTTGCTAAAAGTATTCGGTGTTTATTGGCATACTTCCCAAAAGCAGAAAGTTACATGATGAATAGATATTATAGAATATTGGTAGATGAGAGACCTACTGAACTGGAAGAGCTACATTACCCTGCTGGTAGGGGGGATATTAAAATAGTTCCCGTCATTACTGGAGAAAGTGGAAGAGGACTAGGTCAAATTTTATTAGGTGCTGTTTTTATTGGTGCTTCTATATTTATGCCAGGAGCAGCACCAGCACTGGGTATGACAGGATTTACTGCTGGATCAGCAGGAGCAAGTGCTTTGTCTGTTGCATTGGGAAACATTGGTCTTGCTTTAATGATAGGGGGTATTTCACAAATGTTAACTCCAACTCCAGAAACACCAGAAGAAGATCCCGAAAATAGTTTTGCTTTTAACTCTCCTGTTAATACAGCCAGAGCAGGTTTAGCTATACCTTTAATTTATGGAGAAAGACTTGTTGGTTCTGCTGTAATTTCAGCAGGTATTACAACTGAAAGAGTTGTGGAGCAATAAATGGAAGAAAATAATTTAGATCGAATAAGTGGTTCTGGCGGTGGTGGCGGTAAAGGCGGTGGAAACCCCACGACAGCAAAAGATAATTTAGATAGTATTGCAAAAATTAAAGTTTTAGATGCTTTAGGAGAAGGTGATATTGATGGTTTTGCAACTCCAAGAAGTTTAGGATTATCAGAAAGTGACGCAAATTATAATACAGCATTACTAAAAGATGTATTTTTTGATAACACTCCAGTTTTAGAAAAAACAGCTAGTGTCGCAAATCCAACAGAAGATGATTTTAATTTTGATGACATAACAATTGGTCATAGGAGAGGTACAGGTACTCAATCAGTTATACAGGGTTTTGCTGCAACTCAAACTGAAGTAACTGTTAATACCGAAGTTACAAAAACAAATCCTGATGCTGGTACAACCCAAACTATAACTGATGCTTCTGATACTATTGATAGGATTAGATTTACAATAAATTTTCCAGCATTACAAAAATTTGAAAGTGACGGAGATATTGTAGGAAGTAAAGCAGAGTACAAGTTTTTAATAAGTTATGACAGTGCTCCTTTTGTCAATATGTCGATTGAGGAATTAGGAGAAGAAGTAACTTTTAATACTACTGGACGTAGTGGAGACTTATATCAAAGGAGTTATGGTTTTAAACTAAGAGAAGCTGGATATACCAATAATATAAGAATAAGAATAGAGAGAGTAACAGACGACCCAGGTACAAAAACACAAAACTCGTTTACTTGGTTTTCATACACAAAAATAAAGTTTGACAATAATAGATACCTAAATACTGCTTTAGTGGGGTTACAGACTACAGCAGAACAATTTAGTTCTATACCTGTTAGAAATTACAGAGTTAGAGGATTAAGAACAAGAATCCCAAATACTGGAACAGTAGTGACTGGAACTAGTAAATTAGCAGGTAGAATTACATATTCTGGAACGTGGCCTGGTGCTGGTGCTAGTGGCAATAGTAATTTCACGAATACATGGCATAGCGATCCAGCATGGGTACTTTGGGATCTTTTGACAGAAGAAAGATATGGATTAGGAATAGATCCAACTACATTAGATGAATTTAGTTTTCTTGCAATTTCCCAGTACAACAATGAACTTGTAGCAGATAGAGTAGCAGTTTCATCTGTTACTTCTGGAACTTGGAGTCAACTTGCTAATAAAACATTTATTGATGTAGAGACCTCTTCAGACCATAAATTAAGTTCAAGAGATTTTGTAGCGTGTACATTTACTGTTGCAAGCGGAGTTAATACCTCAAATGGCACATATAGAGTTAAAAAGACAGGAAGAAAAACTTTTCAATTACTCAATGTTTCTTCAATTTCACAAACATCTAATGGTTCTGTTTCCTATGTAAGACAAAGTAGTGAAGTTAGATTTGCTTTTAACGGTGTAATAAATAGAGAGCACAAGGCATTTGATTTAATAAATGCAATATGTTCTACCATGCGTGTCATGCCTTTTTGGAGTGCTGGCAGTGTAACGCTTATACAAGACAGACCTGCAACACAAACTTCTGGTTCGTATACTGCTGAAGGAGAAGTAGCACCTGTATTTATTTTTTCTCAGGCAAATGTCGAGGGAGGTAATTTTACATACGAGGGAAGTGATATAAAAAACAGAGCAACATTAGTGGCGGTTAAGTATTTTGATATGGAGCAACGTAAGTTTGCTAGAGTTCAGTTCCCTATTAAAGATAATGTTGCATCTGATTCAGCAATTACTAAATACGGAATTGTAAAACGTGAATTAAATGCTTTTGGTTGCACAAGTCAAGGTCAGGCAATGAGACTTGCTAAATGGACAAGAGAAAGTGAGCAACTTTTGACTGAAACTGTTACTTTTACAGTGTCCATAGATAGCGGTATTTATGTAAGGCCAGGCCAAGTTATTGGTATTAGTGACAGAGTAAGAAATGGAGATTTTAGAAGAGCAGGTCGTGTAAAAAATGTTCAGAATGTCAATGACAGAATATTTCTTGATAGTGATGTAACTTCAACTCTTTATGGTTACAGAACCATGACAGGCACATACTCGCAGTCTGGTACAACCATAACAATCACTAATACAAATAATAGCGGTACTCCTATATCACATTTTTACGAAATAGGAGCACCAATTACAGTTAATTTTACTAGTGGCTCTGCTGTAGACGGTAACTTCACTGTAGTCTCTGTACCTTCAATCACAACTTTCACAATAACTGCCTCCTCATCAGCTACTAATAGTGGAAATGTAACTGTGACATATAGAGATACAAGAATGGTATCTGTTGTGATGCCTGATAATTCTATATCTAGGAAAGAAGTTAATTTCTTAAGGAAATCAGACAACTTACTCGATGTAGTCGGTGTTTTTGAGCTTGCCGATGGAACTCATACACCCCCAGAAATTAATTCTATTTGGGTTTTAGAAATTATTAGTACTACCGCAGATCGTAATTTAGAAACTGATCTATTTAGAATTATTAGCGTAAGTGAAGAGCAGGGAGCAAAGTATAAAGTAACAGCACTTACATACAACCATAGTATTTATGCTGCTGTTGACGCTGGTACAGATGTTGAATACAGAGATGCAACAAACATAAATGCAAAACCAAAACCTCCTACAAATTTAACTTTTACTGAATCTTTGTATAAGGAGACAATAAATCAAAACGCAGATACAGACACTACCCAGAAGAAAACCAATAAAGCAAAAATTAGATCAATGTTAGCCTTGAAATGGCAAGCTGCTGATGGAGTCGCCAATTATAAAGTCCTTTATAGGTACGCAAACAATAACTTCAAATCCGAAGAGGTACAGGGCACTACGTTTGAGTTGAAGAATATCAAGCCTAATAGACTATATGATTTTAGAGTTCAAAGTATATCTCCAGGTGGTAAGTTATCTAGAAAAGCAGCATTAAATAACGTATTAACTGAGGGGAAAACAGCAGCACCAAATCCTGTAACTGGTTTAGAAGCAACAGTTGATCCCGAAAAAGGTATAATTCTTACTTGGAACGAAAACGAACCAAATCCAGATAGCTTTGACGGTACTAACCCTGATGTTTTGTTTAAAGATTTAGATTTAGTAGGTTATGAGATACATATAAATAAAAATAATACTAATAATGTCTCAGATAGTAATTTTGGAAATAAAAGTGCTCCTACTTTTTTAACAAGAGCGCAAGCACCTAATGTTGAGATTGGGGTGAACAATCCAAAACTTTTGAATAATGGAACTTTAGGAACTGTTTTATTTTTTATCAAAGCTAGAGATGATGGGAATAGATACAGTGATGGATCATTTACAAATAATGCGAACAAAGTTACCTTTACACCTGCAACACCTCATATACCTGTTATTGACGATTCAACATCAGGAGTTCAGATTGAATCAGTAGTTATCAACTTTTCAACACTTAGAAATGCTAGTGGTGGTACAACTGGAACACTAACTGAAATACCTGCTAATGGATTTGCTATAAAGCATTATGAAGTTTTATCAAACGGTAAAACTACTAAAATTGACAATACAGAGTTTATAAGACCAGCTAATTTTAATGGTACAAGAACTTTTCAAATAAGAACGGTAGACATTGCTGGCCAAAAAAGTCCTTACGCTTCTATTGATATAACAGTTGCAGTTGGAACTGTTTCTTTTGACACTCCAGAGATGGATGACGGTTTTGTTCTTTTAAACTGGAGTTACACACCTCCAGCATCAGGTATTACTGTTAAAGAATTTCAAGTAAAAGTAGGAAACACAACGCAAACTTTTGGTCAGGCATTAGATAAAGGAAGGATTCAAGCTACTTCACTAAAAGTAAAGCAAAGTGTAGGAACTAAGCGTTATCACATTAGAGCTTTTGACGTTAATGACAATGTTTCGGCTATCGCAACTCAAGACATAACAATCAATCCACCAGAAATAGGATCTAATGTAACTACGACTATAGATGATGAACTACTAACAGTTACAGTCGATTGGGAAGAATATACTGAAGACACAAATTTTAATGACGGTGCATTTTCGTTACCTTTAAAATTTTTCAGAGTGAAAAGAGGTAGAAGAACTAACTTTAGTAATGCTTCGACAATGCAAAGTTTTGAAAATGCAACAAGCAGAGGCACTATTATGGCTACAGAGTTTAAAGAGCAGCTTGTAAGAAGTAATAATGCTAATCAAAACACAGTTTATAGATATTACATTCAGCCAGTAGATATATTTGGAAATACTGGAACTGTTAGAGCCGAGGATGTAAATATTTCGAAGCCAAATAATATTTCTGGTTTATCAACTGAAGTTATTGATAATAATGTGCTTTTAAGATTCAATGATGCTACAAATACAACCAGTGGTATGCCAATTAAACATTATGAAATTAAAAAATCAAGAAAAGCAACAGATGGAACTTATCAGACTTTTGCTAATGCTGAGTCTTTAGGAAAAATACAGGGTACATTTTTTGTAAGTTTTGAAGATGCTTCTGGTGACTATAGATATTTTGTAAGAGCTATTGATGTATTAGGAATGAGAAGTGGAGATGCCAACTCAACTACTGATGCTGTGGTAGACGAACCACCTGATTTTACGTTGATAACAGATTTCAAAACTGATTTTGATGCGTCTACAAATCCACCAGGCAGTACTAATCCTACCTTTATAAATACATCAAATTTCTTTGTCAGTGATGAAGGCTTAGCATTTGCAAATGTAAATACAACACAAACAATACAACAACATTTTGTTGGAACGGGCAGTAATGCTAATCCACAATTTGCTTCACCGCAGGCTCAGATAGATGCAGGTTTTCCTCGTTGGTTAATGCCTACACAAACATCAGGACATTTCCAGGAGATATTAAATATAGGTACAACTGTAAAGGGAGCAATAATTAAATTAAGTAACCAAAGCGTATCTGTTGATGGAACGACAACCATAACACCAACTATCGGCTTCGGGCAAACTATTACTGGTTCTGGTTCTAATACAAGCATTGTTAGCGAAACAAGTTCACAAGTATCAAACTTGTATGGAACTAATTTTCAGTTTGTAAGGTTTGCATTGGATTTTGAACAAGCTGGTGGTAATGATTTACTAGAAATATCTGAAATAAGATTAAAGGTAGAGGTAAAACAGAAAAACGATCAGGGAAGAGGTGTTGCTGTTATAGGAACTGGAACGTACACAAGATCAGGTACAACAATTACGATTACAAAAAATGGTCATGGTTTAAAAGTTGGAGATGGAGTAGGTTTTGATGTTACATCTGGAAATGCTACATCTGGAGATTATGAAGTAGTCAGCAGGACTAATAATACCTTTACTGTTACAGATTCAGCATCAGGAACAACAAGCGGAAATGTAGATTTTGATTCAAATGGGTCAAATAGAAGAGGTACTCCTGTATTTTTCAATAAAAACTTTGTTGATATTGAAGCTTTAAACGCTGCACCTTTACTACAAAATCAATCAATGGCTTCAAGTGCTAATGTAACGCAAAGATTTTGTATAGTAGATTTTGAAGATTCAGTAAGTCCCACAAAATTCCATGTATTTGTATTTGATGAAAACGGTAACCAACTCTCAGGTAAGTTTACATGGCAATGTAGAGGTAGATAGAATATGAGATATGATTTATACTTTATGTAAAGTGAAATAGTTAATGGCAGATTTTAACGAACCACAATTAAACAGTACCTATACAACTTTTTTAAGCACATTAAAAGCTAGAGATACTGATTTGGCAGCTATGTTTGCCAAAGATACTGTCAGCACAACAAATTTTCCAGCAAGAGCAGTCAGATTTAATACAGACAATGACAGATTTGAAAGACGTAACACAGATAACGATGATTTTGAAGATTTAACAACTAATTTTCATTTTCCAGCGATAACGATTGATGGATCTGGAGATTTAACTGTAGGAGGTGATATTACTGGTAATTCTTTAACTGTTACTGGTCTACTTTCTGGTGGAAGAATAAATGCTACTTCAACTACAAAAACACAAACAGGTCTATATAGACCAGCTACTAATACTCTAGGAATAACAACTAACACAACTTTAAGATGGGCAATAGATGGAAGCGGTAGGTTATTTAATAACGGACAGGCCACACATCAAGGTAGTAATGAATCAGACTTGCAAATATACCGTACAACAGGTGGAAGAATTGATCTTTTAAGAGAAGATGCGAGTGTAATTGCTAGTAATAGTTTAGGGCAAATAAGAGCATATACAAATGAAACTGCTGATAGTTCTTTTAATATGTGTGCAAATATTCAATTTGCTGCTGATAATACTTTTTCAAATACTTCACATCCAACAAGATTAGTATTTAATGTAACGCCAATAAACAGCACAACTCCTAGAACTGTTGGTTGTTTTGATCAGGCTGGTTTTTTTGGTATTGGAGAAACTGTAGGTGCAAACCCTACTTATGCTCTTCATGTAAATAGTGGCAATACAAATAATACAGCATTATTTAAAAGTACTGACGCTAACATGTTTATAGGTTTGGCTGATAGTGCTAGTAGTAGTGATTTCAATAACAGAATTGGAGTATTCGGAGATGATCTTCAAATTCGTGCTGGTGGTCATACAACTGCTCATGTAACTTTATCAAATGACCCTAGTGCTGTTTTAATAAAAAAACCAGCTGCAGCATTAGTAGCATCGGGAGTATCACAAGATCATAATTTACAAGTTTACAGTACTAATTCTGATGCTTCTATTGGAATTTCAAGAGGTAGTGGTAATACTAGTCCTCCAACTATAAATTTTTATAAATATAGAAATTCCACTTACAGCCCAACAGTAACATCACAGACAAATGATGGTTTTGGAGATATTTTATATTTCGGTAGTGACGGAACAGAAATGTTGCAAGTCTTTAGATTTAGGGTTCAAAGTCAAGCTACTGATTTTTCTGGAAATTCAACAGCAGTTTCTACTGGTGCTGTACCAACTGGTATGCAATTAAGAGCACTTAATAATGACGGTGGTTATACAACATTTCTTCAAGCTGACCATAATGGTCATCTAAAACTAACTCCTCACGATCAACCATCAGGGCAACCACAAAATAGTTACTGCTTAGACATAAGAGCTAACAATACTAACGGAGCAGGTAATTTTTTAAGATTTACTGAAGAAGACACAACAATATCAGCGGGAAGGCTTATAGGTGGTATTCAATTTGCAACTGTTGATTCTCACGCAGTAAATAGTGGTTTATTAGGCGAGATCAGAGTAAGTGCAGAAAGTGGTAATCCTGTGCATGGGATTATGCATTTTAGAATGGCTGGCACTGAACATATTACGATTGAAGGGCTTGATAATAATATAGGTATTCATCGTAGCGATCCAGAATTTCCATTAGATGTTGTTGGAAATTCATTATTTGACGGCAAAGTTTGTATATCAACAGAAAGGTCTGGTTTTATAAATATGAATGATGACGCTGCATTGCAGGTCACTGGAGGTACTAATGCAGCATCAATGGTTAATATTACAAGATTTGGGGATAATACTGGTAATTATCCAACTTTAGTTTTCACTAAAAATCATAATAGTTCAGCATCAGGAAATACAGCTTGTGCAGATAATTCAATGATAGGTGCTATCGAATTTCAAGGCTCAAGAGGTTCAGATTTTGCTATAGGTTCAAGAGTATTTGCAAAAACGGCTGCTACGTGGGGATCTGGTGAAAGGACTACTGATTTACATTTTCAAGTGGCAAACGGTAATACGCTTAACACTTTTATGATACTTCATCATGGTGGTGCATTACATCTTGGAGATAGTAATAGCTTAGATGTTGATTATTCAAGTTTAGGCGATGCAAGACTTGTTGTAGTTGATGGGTCTGGTGCAGATATAGTTTTACATAGAAGAGATAGCACTGTAAGTAGTGGAGAAGAATTAGGCGCATTAAAATGTAGCGATAGTGATGGTGGAACACCTGCTCCTGCATCTGCGAAAATTGAATTTGTAGCATCGCAAAATCATACCTCTACGGCAAAGGGTACTGACATAAGACTTGGAATGTGTCTAAATGGCTCTACTACAATTACTAACAGATTTACATTTCGAGATTCTGGTGCGTTTGGCGTAAATGGTGACAGTATAGGAACAAGTGGTGACTGTTTAATTTCTAAAGGAAATGCACCCCCAGAATATGCACCAGTAGCAGCAAAAGCTTGGGTTCATTTTGATGGCGATACTTTTAGTAATAATAATAGTGATGGTTTTAAAAGAGCTTATAATGTCAGCAGCGTAACTGATAATGGAACTGGAGATTATACAATCAATTGGGATAATGATTTTAGTAACAATCAATATGCAATGGTTGTATCTGTGAGTTCATCAAATCATATAGCAGGTGACGGTCATGGAGTTGCTTATATAATGCACCAAAATAATGGCAATGCAAGAGTTAGAGTATTTTCTGAAGATTTTAGTAGTGCTGTTATGGATAAAGATATAGTAAACGTAGTAGCTTTTCATTAATTAATTATGAGCAAAATTATTTACACACAATCAGATGGAACTGTAGCTGTAATTCATCCAGCAAACGGTGATGCAAGCAAAGCTATAAAAGACGTACCAGATGGTGTTGCTTACGAGATTGTAGAAGATTCAGCAATACCTACTGACAGATCATTTAGAAATGCATGGGTGCAAGATAATAAAACTGTAAAAACAGATATGAGTAAGGCCAAAGATGAGCATAGAAAAAATATAAGAAGAGCAAGAATATTTAAGTTTCCTGATTTAGATGCCGAGTATAATAAGTTATCAGAAACTTCTGCTGATACTTCTGCTGTTGTTGCAAAGAAACAGGCACTTAGAGATGCACCTGCTGATTCTGCAATAGAAGATGCTTCTGATGAGGCAACATTGAAAGCACAGTGGAATACAAGTATTTTAGGAAAATCACCTTATAGTTAATTATGGCAATCACTTACACATGGGATTCACCTCAATGCTTTTCTACTGGTGCAGATCAGTTTATTTACAAGTTAGAAATAGTTATAGTTGCATCAGATGGCACGAAAGAAGCTGTAGCTGATATTAGTGTTGCACTATTAAGACCTGAGACTTTAATTCCTTTTAAAGATATAACAAAAGCAACAACTATACAGTGGGCAAAAGATCAGATAGGTACAGAGGAGATAGAAAATATTGAAAAACAACTAAAGAAAGATATTGATAATCAATATAGTGCTATTACCACTGCTCATTCTTGGTAATAAGTGTACAATAGGTTAATTAAATTTTTACTTTATGGATTTTGCTGCTAAAAAAGAAGAACTTATCAAAAAAGGACAAGAACTTACTGCTGAATTAGATTCAATACAAATAAAAGCAAACAAACTAAATCTTGAAATAATAAAAATAAATGGAAAGATTGAAATGTGTGATGAAGAACTTAACTCTGTTGATGAATTATGAAAAAAATTATCACAACAATCTTTGCAGTAAGTTTATTTCTACCTGTTGTGGCTGAGGCTGGTTTTTCCCCAGAAGGTAGAAGAAGAAAGCCAAGATGTAAAGGTAGTGGAGGTGTAATGGTATGTCGTATGCCTAGACACAAAAAACCTAAAAGATGTGGGATCATGCCCTGTATCCCTAGAGGATATTACAGACCTAATCCACCAAGAGTTATTCCAAATTGAAATAAATTTTAAATCGTTTATCATATAACTTTAATTTTTAAAAATTATGCTTAAAAAAGTTTTAACTGTAGCTGCTGTGTCAGCACTATCAACACCTGCATTTGCTGGCTTCTATGTAAATGTAGAAAACAATGGTTCTTATACAGGTAAAGATTACACTGGATCGGGTACTGACTTACATCTTGGTTATGAGAATGGTAATGCTTTTGGTAGCTACTACATACAAGGTGGTGCGTATCTTAACAACCCAGATAATGCAGATTCAGAAACAAACTTC